CAAGTGCAGCCAAGGCTTGTAGCCCAAAAGATTACCAGAGACATTAGCAAGTCTCAGGAAGACTTCACCCCTGAACAACTGTCTGTCGGAAGAAACGTCAGCGATTACTTAAAAAGGATTGGCATGTATGGAAGCTAAAAAGTTTAATCAGTTCACCAAGATGGCTCAAGCCACTGTTTACTCAGAACTAGAGGTGGGTAACTTTCACACCAAGCTCATCCCAGACATGGTGAAATCGTTTTTTCTGCCCCTCAAACTCAATCTTGGCTCTTACATCCTTGATGTAGGCTGCGGTCAGGGCACTTTTATGGACTTGACGAAAGATTTAGGGTATACCAACACCATAGGTATCACGCTAAGCGCTGATGACTTTGCTGCTTGCGGAGAGAAAAGGCATACAGCTATCCAGTGTGACATGTCAGACTTGAATGTTCCTGACAACATTGTTGACTTTATCTGGTGCAGACAGGCCATAGAACACTCTCCCTACCCCTTGTTTACCCTATACGAGTTCAACAGGGTCTTAAAAATAGGCGGTAAAGCCTACATAGAAGTACCAGCGCAGGACTGTGCAAGGAAGTTTGAGTTCAATCCGAACCACTACAGCATCCTTGGAGAGACTATGTGGGCATCATTGTTTGAAAAAGCCGGGTTCAAGGTTGAACAATCTGCTTATTTTGAGTTTGAATTGAAGGCTGATGAGGGAATAATCCCCGAAAAGTACATCTGTTTTACGATTGAGAAACATGCAACCCTTATCAAAGACGGAACTGAAGCGGCAAATTAAAAGATTCCTCGCCGATAAGGACAGAGGCATCTCTATACCCATGTTTTCACAGCTGGCTGGCATTAGCAAAGCTACGCTGCTGGATGTGTTTGACTACGAGACAGAACCTATGTCCGAGACAACACAGCGCAGAGTTAACAAGGCTTACATGCAGTGGAAGGCTGGTATGGTCAAAGTAATGAGCAACCGGGACAGAAGCCGCTTTATTGAGTACAGGAAAGAGGCAAAACCCCCCATCATTCATGGTTTGGGGCTAAAAGTTACGTCAGAAGGCATCAAACTGCGTGTGGGTCTGGTCAACCGACACGATTACAGCGAACAAGACCTAGATGAAGCACTAAGGGGGTAACATGGCAGTCCTAAAAGACTATTATTGCGAAACACACGGCATTTTTGAGTCATGGGATGCAAAATGCCCCATGAAGAACTGCAAAGGTGAGTTAAGCGTGGTTTTTCTGAAACCAGTGGGCATAAAGTCCGATAAAACCAAAAAAACGGATAAAACAGTCAATCAATTAGCTATTGACTACGATATGACCGATATTAAGTCCACAAAAGAGGGCGAACATCAAACTGGCTACATGAAACGCAACAACAAGCTCTCTGACAAGGAGTTTGCACAGGCTACAGAGGCTATGAATGCCCAAAACAAAGAAGCACGCCCCGGTGATGCGGCAATGTGGGGCGGAGGCGGCAATATCAGCATGAAATCCGTTATGGGTGGACAATTCAAGTCTGTTAACGGAGAATCTGTCGGAATTAACCCCAAAGCTGCAGGTAACTTGTCAGGCCCACGTCCCGCAAGCTACATGGCAGACCCAGATAACTTACAGGTGAGCAAGCCATGAGGATACCTACAAAGCCGCAAGACCGTGAAATCTTTTATCTTGACTTGATTCAGAAATGCACAGTCTCAAAAGAAGAGCGTAAAGCTGATTACGGTTCTTTGAGAAGTTACTATTTGTTTGGCAACGGGCCAGATGAACCCCCAGCTTTGTACAACAAAATCTTTCCTCACATTGACCAGCTGACTTCTTTCTTGTATTCAGCTGAGACAACCCGCTTTAGCATTCAGCTTGGCGCTTCTGTCAATGACATGGAGAACATCAAAGTCCCAACGCTGACCCGTGCCCTCAATGACGAGTGGTTAAATAGCAACGCTGACCAAGTTTTTTCTTCTGCGACTACTTGGGCGCTGGTCTACAATTCTTGTTTCGTCAAATTGATTCTCAACAACGGGCTGCACCCGTATCTTGTTGAGCCTTCTTGCATAGGCGTGTTGCGTGAAGACACTCCCTACGTTGACAGACAAGAAGCTCTTGTCCAAACGTACTACATCACCAAGTCAGAACTGTACGCACGTCTGTACTCCCACCCTAAACGTGATGAGCTTGTCGCCCGTGTAGGCGCTACTCAACACGAGCGCACGGACGCAGCCAATGGTATTGAGAGAATTATTTTGTCTCAATCAAATCCAACCATGTACGGTAACGTCAACTTAGACCTTGCTGGCGGCAATCGCTACAAGGCTACCGTTGCTGAAGACACAGTAGAGATGACAGAGCTGTGGGTATGGAACGATGACACGATGGATTACCAAGTTGTAACAAAGGCCGACCCAGATGTCATTATTTACGACAGACCGGGAGAGTCTGTGTTCCTCAAAGGCGAGCTGCCTTTTGTGCAAATTGCTCCTAATCCTCTGTACGATTATTACTGGGGAAGCTCAGAGGTACAGCGCTTGATTTACTTGCAGCAGCTGCGTAACAAGCGCATGTCTGAAATTCTTGACCTGCTCTCTAAACAAGTTAATCCACCAACGGCCTTGATTGGCTTTACAGGAATCTTAGATGAGAAAAATTTTGCTCTCAATCGTGCAGGCGGCCTCCTCGCAACTGACATGCCTAATGCAAAAGTTGAAAAACTTGCGCCTACGATTCCTCCAGATTTATTCCGAGAAATTCAAGAAATAGATGCCATGTTTGAAGAGGCTTCGGGAATTGTCTCTGTTCTGCAAGGCAAGGGAGAAGCAGGGGTGCGCTCCTCTGGTCACGCCTCACAACTGGCAAGACTTGGCTCATCACGTGCAAAGAAACGTGCCCTCATCATTGAGGACAGTTTAGAAAAGTTGGCTACGCTGTATTTGAAAGCTATGCAGGTGTATGACAACACCCACTTTACAGACTCAAAAGGCAACAAATTTATTGCCGAACAGTTTACAAAAGATTACGTAGTTAAGGTGGATGCACACTCTAACTCGCCTATCTTTATGGAAGACCTGCGCCAGCTTGCATTTAACTTGTTTGATAAAAAAGTTATCGACAAAGAATCTTTGCTTGACTTGCTAGAGCCTCCAATGAAACAATTACTCAAAGACCGTCTGAAAAAGATGGAAGAGAAAGAGCAGGAGGCAGCGCAGCAGCAGCAAGCTCAGCAATCACAAGCGCCAGCCAAAGGTAAACCAGATTTGAAACAGGTGGGATGATGGCAGAAGCTAAACAAGTTGCACCAAAGAATGACCAGCCAAGGGTCAACACCAAAGATTTATCTAGGGGTGAGCAGTCACCTAACTTGACATATCGCACCCAAGGTATTAAAACCTCAACTGGGCGTGGTCAAAGAGACTATACCCGCCGTTAATTAACTGGAGAATCAGATGTACAAATCAAAGCGTGGCCGCAAGGCTCGTAGGTAATTCCCCTTAAAAAGGAATCGGGTGTGGCTTATTTCCCGTTAAAAGTTCGCCGCCTTCAACATGGAGAAGACTATGCGTAAAGCTCGTAAAGGTCGTAAGAGCCGCAAGTAATTAAACGGGGGTAACCCTGTTTAATTGCGGTTTGACCGTTAAAATTCTTTGAAGGGCTGAATTAAAATGCCCTTCACTTGTTGACAAGCTGTTTGTAAATTGTTACAAACGGCAAATAAGGAGTTTTTTTATGGCTGTTCCTGAAGATAAATTGATGGAGTTAATGCGTGGCCCTCGCTCTGGCGGTGGTGGCAATCCTTCTGGTTTATCTATGCCCGGTGCTGCGACACCCGGTGGCGAAGGAATGTCAGATGCAGAAACTCCTCCAATGGCTTCCCCAATGTCTACGCCTGAACCCAAGATGGGGTCAAAAGAAGCTGCCATGATTAACTTAGGCATGGCTATGGACTTGTTGGAGCAGTCTCTCCCCGCTTTAGGCTCAGAATCAGAAGAAGGACAGAAAGCATTGAATGCTATCCGTGTCCTGAATGGCATTCTTGGTCAACGCAAGAACAAAACAAACGAATTACAGCAGTCTGAAATTCTCCAGATGTTGCAAACACTTCCTCAAGCTGGTGGCGCATCGCCTGAAGGAAGAGCTATGGCTCAAGCGCCGATTCCCGGTATGCCTCCTGCAGGTGGCGCACCACAACCTCCTCCAATGTAAGGAACTATCATGGACTTGTTTAAACCCCGTGGCGCAGCATCACCCCGCCGTCCTACTGACAACAATCAGCAGAATGGCGTGATTACAAACACACCTCGCTTTTCCCAACTAGGCGGCTTATCTGCTCCTAACAAAGTTGGCAAAACAGGTATGGCTGTACAAAAGCCCGGTGACGGTAAAAAAGTTATCTAATTCAGATAAGAGGGTAATACTATGTCACTAGAAAATGTCTCAATGGAAGCACGTGATGAGCTTGCAGCGTTAGCGCAGCAGCTTGCGGATAATCCTGCAACACGTAAAGACTTCCTACGCATGACCAAAAAGGTCAAGCCTGACCTGCCTATTCCAGAACTGGACATGGAAGACTACACGCACAATGCAGTCAACAAGTCTGAGCAGAGAGTGCAAGCACTTGAAGCTAAGTTGCGGGAGAGGGATGCCGTTGAAGAGCTGCAGAAACGCAGACAATCTTTGATGAAAAAAGGCTTGATTGCTTCAGAAGATGAAGTACAAGACGTTGAAAAAATTATGCTGGAGCGTGGTATTACCAATCACGAGACAGCGGCAGAATTTCACCAGTGGATGAAACAAGCAGCAGTGCCTACTTCTTCAGGATACAACCCTTCACCTGTCAAACAATTTGACTTGAACAAGTATTGGAAGAACCCGGTCAACGCTGCTCGTGATGAAGCTGCAAGCGCACTCAGGGATTTGCGTAAACCGCAACGCCCTATTGGGTTGTAAGAGGGTAAATGGTGAGGACGAAAGTTCTCTTTTAATACGTTCGTAAGGAGGCCTTATGGCTATTGGCGGCGGCATCATACCAGCTACGGGGTCATCTCAGTTTAATGAACTGACTTACGTAACTCGTAGAGCCTTTATTCCCAAGCTGGTTGTCCAGCTATACAACTCGACACCTTTAATGGCGGCATTGATTGCAAACAGTCAACAAGCCAGCGGCGGTGTCTCTTCTGTAACCGTTCCTGTGCAAGGCGCACAGTTTGTGAACGCTCAATGGTCTGACTACAGCGGCTCGTTCGCTCAGCCTTCAGTCCAGCAGGGTGCTTACAACGCTGAATTCGACCTGAAGCTGATGATTTCTCCCGTACCGTTCCTCGGTATGGAGGGCGCAGTTCAGCAAGATGCAGCTATTATTCCGTTGATTGAAGCTCGTATGAACGATGCAACCAACGTGATGATGGATGCAATGGCGACTGCCTTGTACACCAACACAACCAACACTCAACAGTTCATCGGTTTGCCCGGTGCTGTTGACGATGGCACAACCTTGGCTACCTACGGTAACATCAACCGTAGCACCTACACATGGTGGAAGTCCAAGCAATATGCTGCTGGCGGTGTTAACCCAACTCGTCAAAACATCCTGCAATACATTTCTGGTACTGTTAAAAACGGTGCTGAAATGCCTTCATTCGGTGTTTGCGGCTTTGGTACATGGACATTGTTGGCTCAAGACTTCGTAGGTCAAGAGCAATATGTCATCACACCCGGTTCTGGTTTTGATTCTGACCCCAATGGCCCTCAAGCTGCATTCCGTGCATTGATGGTTGCTGGTGTACCAATTTATCCCGACCCGTATTGCCCAGAAGGTACTGTGTACTTCCTGAACACTAACTACTTGTCTCTGTACATCCATGAGCAAGGTTCGTTTGTGTTTACGGGCTTTGAGTCCACACTTCCTAACTGGCAAATTGGTTACGTTGGTGCAGTTTTGATGATTGCCGAATTGGTAAACGTCAAGCCTAAAGCAATGTCCAAGGTGACGGGCTACAACTACCTCTCTCTGTAAGGAGTTACAGCATGTCATTAGCAGCAAATAAAATCCTACTGGCGAATGCCGCCACTAACACCGCTGGTGCGTATATCCAAACGCAAGCCCTCGGTAATGCTACCGCAGTTATTCCTGCTGGTTGGTATCAAATGTTGGCAACAGCTAACGTCACGATTGAGATGAACACATCTAACAACATTTCTTCCCCAACATGGGTGGTTTCGTTGGCTAATAACACTAGCGGTGTGATTATTTCTGACGGTGTTAA